GGTCGGGTTCTACCGGGGCGACCTGGTGGAACCTGGCCAGATTCTCGAGCTGCAAGAGCAAGAGTTCTGCGAGCTCCTGTCGTTCGGCAAGATCGCGCGGGCTCCCGCTCAGAATCCCCCGGCTAGGGTAGCTCCCGAAAAGGCGCCTTCCCGTCGCCCTGCCGAGGGACCTTCACGGGGCTGATAGGGAGTCAGCATGGTTTGGAGACAGAACGACCCGCAAGGCAGCGAAGTTGCTAAGGTTAGGTTCGACCTCGTGGACCTGTTCCACGGGCGTTGCCTTGACCTGGGATGCGGCCCGGAGAAGATTTTCCCCTCGAAAGACATAATCGGGATCGACAGCGACAAGGACCTGAAGCTATTCGGCATCCGGGCTAACCCAGATCTCGTCGGCGACTGCGAGCGGCTAGACCTTTTCGCCGATCAGTCAATCGATGTCGTTTTTTCCTCGCACCTGCTAGAGCACTGCGAGGATTACCAGCGCGTTCTAACTGAATGGTGGCGAGTCCTAAAGCCTGGCGGTCGACTGATCCTGTATTTGCCGCACGCTGACTACTATCCAAACATCGGGATGCCTGGCGCTAATCCTGATCACAAGCACGATTTCCGCAATGAAGACATTACCGCTGCAATGCGGATCGTGGCGAAAGCATCGCGGAACGGATGGCTACTTGAGCGGGATGAAGTGCGTTCAGGAATCAACGAGTATTCGTTCCTGCAGGTCTACCTGAAAAGCAAGACGGCACAAACGCTAGTGGCGCCTCCTAGCGTCAAGCCTGAAAAATCTCTTGGCGTGGTAAGGCTTGGCGCCTACGGCGACGCGCTTTGGATCACGCCAGTTTTGGCCGAGTGGAAAGCGCGAGGTTGGCACATCACGCTATACACGCAGCCACAGGGCGAAATGAGCTTGCGGCACGATCCGCACATTGATCGGATGAGCGTGCAGGCTAAGGCGATTTTCGGCGAGCAGCCGCATCTGCCTGCATCAGTAACGGCAGACTACCAAGCGAGGTATTGGCTGCACCTTGAGAGCAAGCACGATCAATTCGTGAACCTCGTAGGGTCCGTAGAGCGTCATTTATTGCCGTTCGAGGCTGATCCGAATTTTTGGCTCCCGGACGAGCAGCGCAGACGGATGTTTAACAAGAACTACGTGGAGAGCGTACACGAGTGGGCGGGACTCGAATTCAATCAGCACAATGTCGAGATTAAGTTCACGCCTTCCGCTGAAGAGCAGATTTGGGCGTCGAACTACCGCAAACGCTATGCGGGACCATTCGTGATGCTGAATCCAGGCGGTTCTAGCTTGCCGAAGTTTTGGCCGCATTCGCAACGGTTCATGGATCTTTGCGCCGAGGTCGGCATTTCCGGGATGCTTGTCGGCGAGCTGCGCGGATGCGAATTCGAGGCTCCCAGAGGTTGGGAGATTGCCGGAACGAAACACACCATTAGGCAATGTTTCACCTTGGCCGCGCTGTCCGATGTCGTCGTCGGGACCGAGAGCGCGCTAGTCAACTCTGTAGCCAACGAGCGGCCGCTAAAGATCGTCCTGCTGTCGCATAGCACTGCGCGGAACCTTACGCGCGATTGGGACAAGACGATCGCGTTGATGCCGGAAGGGCTGGAATGCTATCCCTGCCATCGCATCCATTCCACATGGCGGTTTTGCTCTCCGACTAAGGAAGGATTTTCGGCCTGCCAATCGGCAATGAGCGCTGAAGAGGTCTTCAAGCTGACAGCGCAATGGATCAGCGGCGTGATGAAGGAGGCTGCCTAATGGGCTCGCTGAACCACTTCAACGTCGGATGGCTTGCCAAAACGCACCGCTGCCGTTCATTCGTAGAGACCGGGACAGCATTGGGAGATTCGCTTGCAAAGGCAGCTCGTGAGCCGTTCGAGAAACTGCACTCGATTGAAATAGATGAAGGTTTGGCTACCGCTGCGGCGGCGAGATTTTCTGCCGATCAGCGTATCAAAATCTGGCATGGAAACAGCGCCGAATGCCTGCCGCAAATCCTCGAGCTGTTACCGCCTGGTCCATGCCTATGGTGGCTTGACGCTCATTTCCCAGGCGCGCATACCGGGGCAGACTATGCGGCCGAGCCGGATGCCGGCATTCGCTTGCCGCTGTCCGCGGAAATCGCGCTGATTGCGGCAGATGAACGGCGCAGATCGGACGTTCTGTTAATCGATGACGCTAGGATTTACCAGCCTGGGCCATATGCCGGCGGAGATTTGGAAGATGACTGGCCACCGATCGAGGGCATTACTCGCTCGCTCTCATTTGTGCGCGAAGCTTTTGGCAGGACGCATGGAATCGTAGTGGACTACGCCGACCAGGGTTATGTGATGGTGTGCCCGCGCATTCGCGCGAAAAAGGCTGCGTGATGGCGCTCGGCGAGACTACAGCAGATCGTCTCTCGTTTCTGGACGAGACCGCAACCTACGGCACGGGCACCGATGCGACAACGATTGCAGGAGTATTCGAGCGCGGCTATGCGGAGTCACAGATCGGCATCGTAGGCATCCAGGGATATGCGCCGATGTTCATGGCCGAGAGATCGCAAATAGATGCTGATCCTGTCGGCATCGCTCTGACTGTTGACGGAACAGGTTACACAATCATCCGCGCGGAGCCTGACGGTTACGGCATGGTGGCTTTGATACTCGAGGCTACATAGTGGCCGATCACGTTGCGGCGCAACTTCGCGCAGCGGTCGTGCTTGCTTTGACCGGCCTTGCGACGACCGGATCGCGCGTCTTTCCTTCGCGGGCCTATCCGGTTCGCGATGCCGAATTGCCGTGCATTCTCGTTTACACGCCGTCGGAGCAGGCGACCACGGCAACGCTTGCAGGCAGCGATTACGAGCGGCTTATCACCGTGCAGATCGACATCCTGATCAAAGCCAGTGCGGCAATGGAAGATGAGATAGACCAGATCAGAAAAGAGATCGAGGTTGCTTTGTCCTCTCCGTTGGCAATTGGCAGCACGACGACGCGATTGGAATACCGCGACATGACTAGCGAGCTACGGGGCGAGGTCGAACGACCGACCGGCGCGGCGCAGCTCACCTTTGAAGCGACGCTGTATACGGCCGCAGCGTCGCCGGATGTGATCATCGGCGCGTAAGAGGAGCCATCATGGCGATCGAAAAAAGTCAAGGACTACAGCTGGCAATCGCGTCGACGATCGGGACCTCGATCACGATGAGCGCAATTAGCAATGCAACGGAAGGCGTGGCTACGCTGACCAGCGGCACTAGCATGACCGTTGGAGACATTATCGCCGTAACGTCCGGTTGGACGCGGCTGAATAACAGAGTTGTGCGAGTCAAGACGGTCTTGAGCAACGACATCACGCTCGAGGGCGTAAACACGTCGAGCACTGCCAACTATCCAGCCGGCGAAGGAATCGGCAGCGTAAGGGAGATCACCGCGTGGACCTCCATTACGCAGCTCCGGCCTGATTTCTCGGCTGCTGGCGGTGGATTTGAGCAGGACGACATTACGCTCATCACGGATACGCGGCGCATTAGTCGTCCTGGACTGGCGCAGGCCATCACGCTCGAATTTACGGGCTTCCGGGACGTTAGCTTGCCGTGGGTTGCTACCGTCAAGGCGGCATCCGATGGCAGCGTCTTGACCCCGTTCAGGATCATCACGGCCAGTGGCTCCAAGGTCTACGGCAATGCGTATTGGGGCTACAGCGACGAGCCGCAGCCGGACGCGAATTCGCTCATCTATCGGCTTAATCTAAGCCTCGTCGCAGATTCGATTTCTTACGCCTCCTAATGGACTACGCAGAGCTAAAGCGGCGTGTCGATGCTGTTCTTGAGTCTTCCAGCACGATCGATCGCAAGGTCTTTCGCTGGCGGATTCCGAGCGAAGGCGAGGTGCGCCGCTTGCGTGCTGCAAGCCTTGACGCTCATTCGTTTGGGCGCAGCGTATGCGCTGCCGCTTTGTTCGACTGGTCGGGCGTCATGGTCGGGGATATCCTCCCGGACGACAAATCGGCAGAGGAGCCGCTAGAGTTCGACGTTTCTACTGCGATTCTGCTGCTCGATACTCGGGTGGACATTTCCGACGCGCTTTCGTTGGCGGTGCTATCGGCGTACAAGAAACGGCGAGACTACATGGAGGAGCAAGCAAAAAAGCGCGAGCCCGCATCCGTTGGGAGCTAAGCGCCAAGCACCGTGGGTTGCTTGAGTCTCACGGACTAGGCGCGCTAGTGGATGCGGAGCCGGAACGCACTAACGAATTGAACGAGGCGATGCAGTGCTGGAATTTCCTTGGCGGGTATACCTTGGCTAACCTCGGTCTCTATGACGCCTTGTACCCGCTCGCTGATCCGCAGATGACACTAGCACTGCTGATCGAAATCAGGGACGGCCTTGCCGAGCGATGAGAATCAGCGTCCAAAGCAACCTCCGGCAAGCGGCTGCACGATACCGAGGTCGCGATGCACGCATCGTCCGTCCTGCCGCGGCGCGCGCGCTAACCAGGGCCGCTGTCACTGGACGCAAGATCGCATCGCAGAAGATCCGCGCGCGGTATAACCTGTCCGCGGCTGCGGCGAAATCGCGGATAGACGCGAAGCCGGCATCCGTTGCGCGCCTTGAGTCGCGCATCGTTGCGAGCGGTGAGCGGGTGAGCATCGCGAAGTATGACGCTCGGGAGAACAAGCGCACCGGCGACGTAACAGTGCGTATTCTTCGCGGCGGGCCGCGGCGGATTTTGAAGGGGAATCCCGAGTTTCCTGGACGGCCGTTTGTGGCCAAGATGAAAAGCGGGTTTGTCGGAGTGTTCCAGAGGCAGAGCAAGAGGCGCCTCAAGATCACCGCGCTATGGTCTGTAGAC